GGTCCATGTTCCCTGAGTGCCTCTTCGTGAGACATAGCCTTGTGCATACCAAACTGATTCGGTTCCCATAGATGAAATCTACATAGTCTGCCCAGCAGGGTACGTATCTGTCCACGATCCTGTGCTCTGTTAGATGCTTTCTCCATCAGCTGTTTTACGAATGGTACACGTGAGTGATATGTATTAAATAATTCAGCAGCTTTGTCTTTTGTTACACCCAACTCTGCCTGTAATTTAGCTTTACCCATACCATAAAATAATCCAAGGTTAATTGTTTTAGCTTGTGTTCTAGGTATATCGGCCATGTCTGCAACAGTCTGGTGAAAGTCTGAGCTAGAGTCATTGCTGTATGCATCAACTACATCATAGACAGACGGTAATTTATACAAAGAAGCATAATGCACCACCAGCCTAGGCTCTTGTTGAGAATAGTCGAACACACCCCATCTATGGCCCTCCTCGGGTATAAATAATGACCTTATCTTAGGTCCAAGGTCTTTGTTTCTAGCTGGTATCTGCTGTAGATTCGGGTTCTGGTAGGAGAACCTACCAGTCACCGTGCCACCCCCAGCATTACGTAATTGGTTTATCTCTGCATGTATTCTACCTTTGTGTTCATAACGTAGAATAGAATCTAAAAATGTTGTGTGTGCTTTGTTGATCTCTCTTGCTTGCGCAATCATATTTACAACAGGGTGTTTGTGTTCTTGTAAAAAGTTTTTTGTAAAAGATGGTGCTCCTGTTTTCTCTGTGGTAGGATATTCTAATCTCAATATATCAAATACATTTGCTATAGATCTAGCCGCCCATATCTGTGTGTCTATATTAGTTTCACCTTTTATTTTATGTAGTAATTCTTTTTCTTGTGTTATTAATTCTTTTTTCATTTGATGTGCTTTTTCTGTGTCTACACGAACACCTTTAAATCTCATGTCAACTAGGCAGTGAAACAGATCAGACTCTAAATCAAATATATCTTCTAAGTCCTGGTTAATAATTTCTTTTTTCATCTCTTGCCAAAGACCAAACGTAACCTCAGCATCACGTTCTGCGTATGCACCAACATGCATAGCAGGTAATTTGTACATCTCTGATTTTGGATCTATGCCCCATTCCTCTGCAGCTTCTGCAAGTGCAGCCTCATTCTTACCATAACCGAGATAATGCCATGATAAACTATTAAGATCGTATCTAAATCTATTCTCATCGGTTAACGCTGCAGCTATCATTGTGCAGGCTATGTCACCATTTATTTTAAATCCCATTGCCCGTAACCAACAGACATCATACATAGCATTGTGAAAAATTTTTGTAGATGGAGCTTCAAGTATATCTTTTAACCATGATAAAACTCTGGCCTTTTCCATGTTACCACCACCCTCGTGTGCAATCGGAAAATATCCTTTAAAATGTTTTGTTGCAACTGCAATACCTATAACCTCACCATTACCTATAACAGAACCAGATCCTTTCTTTAATAGATCTGGATCTCTAGTCTCTAAGTCAATGGCTATCTCTTCTACCTGACGTAAGTCTGGAAACTCTGTGGGTTTTACCCATTCTGTTTGTGCTTCAAACTTAGGAATTTTCATTATAGTCCCTCTCAATGATCATTTCTATAAAGTGTATTGCTTTCAATAGATCCTGTTTCTTTCCCTTGTCACGATGTCTAATTATATATTTTATAGCACAACCTTCAGGATATAACAACTCATTCTCCACTACAAACTTACTGGGTTGAATTTTATATTTTTGATAGTGACTCCCGCCGTGCTGCTTATCCCAAACTTTCGATGTCATAACCTTGGTCCTCCTTTTTTGCTGCCATGATGTACAGATTTTGTTTTGTACGAGTTACACCTACATACCAAACTCTGTGTTCTTC